GGTCTATTACCGCTCCTGCCTCTGCCATTTTAGGCGTTCCAGAATGTCCGCTGACTGTTTTATCTGCTTTTATTATATCAAACACAGATTTCTTTTCAACCCTCTTCTTCCAAGTTTCAAAATCCATTCCATGCTTATGGTATCCATCCAGCCACTCTCGATACTCTTTATCGTCCATATATGCTGCTGTACTGCACCGGCAACGTGGATGCATTGGATGTGCATTTTCTCCCGGCATCATTTTTGATACTTTAAAATGTTTTCCGTCCAACGATCTACAGATCGGACAGGCGGTAGGTTCTGCGATAAACTCATACTCTTCAAATCCATTGCGGATATAAGACTGTTTCTGCGCTTCTGCCTGCACTCTCGACAGCTCCGTTATCATCAGTCGCTCTGCATTTTCCCGGCTTACTCCAAACAGTTTAGTAAGGTGCCTTGCAAGTATTCTTGGATTCTTGCCTTGTATCAGACCTGTTTGTAAGAGCTTCGACAATTCAGCTTTCAACATATCTTGATACATCCAAATACGGTCTGAGTATCTCGCATTGCGGAAAGAAGCGTTCACGATCGAGTGCGCCATCTTCGCATTGTTCTGGATGGATTTTCCAAGGATTCCTGCCTGCCGTTCAAATTCTTCCAGCGTTTTCTCTGTCAGGATCTGGTCAAAACACTTCTGAAGCTCATCAAATCCACCGACAAGATGCATTCCGATATTTGCTTTAAGCATTTCCAGTCGATTGATTTTCATCGCTGCGTTATAGAGCCGCATTTCCTCATTGGCTTCCTTAGAGAAATTCTTATCCTTTACATACTGTGCTGCTTTTCGACTGTATGCATCAATATCCATTTTAGATACCCGCTTTTTTGCCTCTGCGATTGTGATCCCTTCTGCTTTTGCATATCGTGTGTAAAATCCATTAATTTCTTTCTGAATTTCATCCATCATGTTCACATAGATCTTCTCAATTTCTTTCGCGTATTCGGCTTCATCCTTGATATTCTTCTTTCGCTGCTCTTCTTCTCTATTCTTCCAATACTCCTGACTGCTCATCTTCCGCGCCTCCGAACATCCGCTTCTCTACGATTGTTTCCTGCTTCTTTTCTTCCTCTTTCTCCATTCGATCTATCTCCTCTGAAACATCCTTAACGATCGAGAGGACCTGCAGCTGCGTTTCCTTGGATACGATACTTTCAAGCGCCTGTGCTGTCTGTGCTTCTTCAAGTAAATTCTTTGGGATATTCCTACTCATCGTAAAATCAATATCTTTCCATGCATCCCGATCTGACACATTCGTTGCAAGAGAGCAAAACAGTTTATACCGTTTCCTCATGGACTTTTCAGCTTTGCGGTCGAACGTTAGTGCAAGATTGCTCATAGACTGTAATTTGTATGCAAGGGAAGTTCCAGAAGCATTTCCAAACGATTCATCTGAGATATTCGCTACCATACTTGTCTGATAAATCAAATCCTCAAGCCGATTCAAAAGATTTTCCTGTGTTCCGTCTGCCGTAGGTTTGCCAAGAAACTGCACGATAATATCTTTTGCGTTGTCTGTACCATAAAGGTTTATGATCCGATTATCACGAATTTTATAAACGCCTTCCTCATCCAGTTCGGCGCCAAGCACTGCAAGATACGCTTCTGCGAAAGAATCTACATCATTTGCCTTTTCTCCGATCACTCGGTTGTATGTTTCTACCATGCCGGCAACTTCTTCATACAGACCGATTCTCTCATCGTTCAGTACATATTCAACACAGTTGATGCGACCATATGGGTTCGGCATTCCCTCCCGCATCTTTTCTCCGTCAAATGGGATAATTTCTGTCCTTGTAAGTATCTCCCCATACCTTGTGACATTATCGTCCTTTTTTCCATATCTCACTGCAAATAGAGCGCGGCTCTTTACGGTATCATCGTAGACAACAAACAGTTCTTTTGGATTGCAGACTACTGTCTTTGTCTTTGCTTCTTCGTCCTGGTAAAAATACTCGAATGCATGTCCGTAGATACAGCACTTCTTCGCCAACTCATATTCCTGGTCAGAGATATCATTATCCCGGTCAAATTCAAGGATCGCATCTTTTATTTTTTCGTCCGGATGTGATTTTTTAATCGGAATCCCATAAGCATATCCCAAAAATGTCTCTGTGATATACCTTGGGAAATTCACTGCCAGCCGGTTATCAGGCTTCCATGACTCCTTTTCTGGAAGACGGAATACATCGTGAAATCCTTTGTATAGATTCTCAAGGTATCTGTACCTTGGTATTCGCTCTTCATGCTTTCTGATGTATTCGTCTATCAATGTCATATTGATTTCTTTATCAGCGGAACATAAAAGCGGTTCCGGCAGTTTGTATGGTCTTTTCCCATTCATTTTATATTCCTCCTCTAAAGGTCTTTAACTTCACCTTGCCTTTTCTCTCCTGCTCAATAGAATATCTGAGCATTGCCATTGCGTCATCAAAGAAATTCACTGGCTCATCCGTGAAAGTATTCGTTTTCTCATCTTTTTTCCATTTCCACTGCTGGATCTCCTTAATTGTGTTTGTACAGGACGGATGAATGTGGATCGTGTGCTGCTTCAGATAATCAATCTGCGCTTTTACACTGTTTGGCTCTTTCTTGACCGGACACGCTCTGTATCCTGCTTTCTGCCACATCTTAATCCTGTCTGGCTCAGCAGAATCGCAATACATGGTAATTCGCTTCTGGAATTTTCCATCGGCCATCTGTATGATCTCTGATGTATCTTTTTCAAATACATACAATTCCCGGCATAAGTAGATATCGCCATCCTTGAATCCAACCGCTCCGATACAGTTCGCATGGTTAAATCCAAAATCCTGTGAATTTACCATGTAATCGAATCTTTCTGGGGATGTATCGAATTCCTCAACCACATAATTTGTAAGAATCAGACCGCCAGTTTCTCCCCATTCACCGAGTCCATAAATCCGATATCCGTCAGGATCCCGTTCTTTACGCATCATCATGCGCCGGTGATACGCTTCGTCTATGAACCGGTTCTGCAGGTACGTGGACTGGTGTGTGTATACATCGTCGCTCTTAATGTCAAAATACTTTGCCTTCAGCCAGTGCGTTGCTGACACTGGATTGAAGCTGAATGTAATCTGGTAATACAAAAATGGATTGAATGACAAGTCACCTCTGAGTCGGTCATCGAGAATATCGACATCCGCTTCGTAAAGCTCCGTTGCTTCTTCAATCCATATCCATGTTAATTTTCCGACATCAAATGTGATGGACTTAACCTTTTCTCGCTGTCCATCGTCTTTCATCCCTCGGAAAATCACTTTATTCCCAGTTACTTTAGATATCAGCTCCATTGGATTGCTTCTGATCTGCCAGAATAATCCAGCCTTATCTCCGTATATCTTGTATATTGCACTCTTCAACTCCGCATAAGTACTATCTTTGTTTGTTGTGTCTACTTTCCGGACGCACAGAAGATTCGCGCCTTTATACTTCGGATCACCAAGTTTGATGATAAAATTCTGTGCAATGTTTACCGACTTTCCGGATCCAGCAGAGCCTTTTGCCAGTCGATATCGTTTCTTACACTCATTGAATTCTTTAAAATTTCTGTTAAATCCAACATTAACTTCCTTCATCTTCATCACCATAGTCTACTACAATCTTCATGTCCATATCTCCTGCTACATCCAGCTTGTCATTCCACATACCTAAATGCCTGCCGAGAAGCTCGAGCGCCTTTACCTTGTCGCAGGGCTTCTGTTCCAATCCATCGCGCCCCTTTTTAATCGTTCCGAGGGCTCGCTGCTGTTCCTCAGTAAGGTTATCTGTAAGCTCCAATTCTACGGTCCGATACAGAATCGGTTCTCCGTCTTCTCCTACGAGCGGAATAATATTTCCATCTACTTCTGCTGTAGCCTGTTTCTCAACTACTTTCGCGTAGTCTGAAGCCTTGGAAAAAGCAATGGCAGCCAGTTCATTTAAAACTCGATCCTGCGTGATCTCCGTCCGCTTCTGCCGCTCTTCCATTCTTTCGGTAATATATTCTGCAACCTTAGCATTTCTTAGCAACTTACTTCCATTTACTGCTGCTGACTCTTCTTTCTTTACGCTTGGATATGCAACGCGGTAAGCCCGTGTGGCATTTAAATCAATCAGGTATTCATCTGCAAATATTTTCTGTTTTTCTGTCATAGGACTCACCACCTTTAAAACATAATAAAAGCACCTATCTCTGGATGCTAAGAATTTAGGACTACTGCTGAAAGAATTAATAACGCCAACAAAACCAAAATAACCAAATACACAATCAAAATTTATAAGAAAAAAAGGAGGAAACTTTGCAGTAGTCCACAACGGGTATAGCAGGATTCGAACCTGCGACACATCGGTTAACAGCCGATCGCTCTACCAACTGAGCTATACACCCGTAGGATGCCTTTTATTGACACCCTTTACCCTATCCGCACTCGGGTACGCTGATTACACTAAATATAGATTGCTGAATCTATATTTGTTTGTTTTGCAGATCTGCGGATATCTGCGTTTTGTGATATCACTCGTAGCACTTCCACGGCATTCCGGATTTTTAATATTTACCATGATATGCTACTAAACCGTGCGCGGGGTTCGAACCCGCTTGTCCCAACTGACCACGGCATAAAAACACCGCCAGACAAGAAAGGGGAGAAGTCCGGCGGCGTTCTGAATGTTTGGAAAGATTGTTTTAGAACAATATATAATCGTTCTAGAATAATTATAGCATAAGTAAAATATAAATGCTATAAATCTTTAAGCTGCCCGCTTATAATCTGCGATACTCGCGCCTGGGTATATCCAATTTCATCTGCGACTTTTTGCTGGGTTTTCCCCTCAAGATAGTGCAACTCAAATATCTCTTTAATCTCCGGATCATCAATCCCATTTATGTAGTCTTCGACTTCTTCTTGCTCTTTCAGGATCCGCAGCCTGTCCGCTTCTTTTCGCCTAATCTGCTGTCTTACATTCTCTTCTTCGTAAGGGTCATACATTTGTACAGATGTTCTCACTTCGGTGTACGGAAAATCTGCGCTGGATCCCGTTACCTTCCCCATGACAACAGTCGATTCCCGTTCACAGAGTTCTTGTATCTGGTTCTCAATCCGGATAAGTCTATCTTTGTTTGGCTTATACTTTTTCAGTGTTTTCTTGTCCAACTCAATCGCCTCCCGGAATCCGCTCTTTTATGTTGTATTTCTCTGCTATGTAGTCCAGAGTGTCCTTATTCGCCCTCTCACCGCCTTTAAAGTCGCAGGCAAAGGCTTTATGCCCCTTTTGCTTTAAAGCCGTCTCACAGGGCTTCCTCGTTGCCATAGTGTACGCTTCAATCTTTCGGATAACTCCTGCTGTCTCCTTTCTACGTTTCATAGCATCTCTTGTCATTCCTGTACCACCTCAATTTCCTCTCCGGTCAACTCTTCCAACTTCTTCCGCATTTCTTCCACGGTCATTTTCTTTAGTTTTTTTCGCTCCCAGATGAGTTCGAGGTTGTCATCATGCATAATATGTTTGAAGTTTCTTTCATTTTTAATCTTATACACTCTGATGATGCTAAGTTGGCTTTCTGCATATCCTTGTGTTAAGTCATTCTCGTAGGCTTCGAGTCTATGGCTCCCCTCTTCTCCAATTAGCATATTTCCAACCACCATTCTCTTTCCATAGTCCTTGCGTCTGTATTCCACCACCATTCCGTCTTTTAGATCTGACTTTGTAAATTCTTTCTGCATGTAATCACTCCATTCTAAGATTTTATAATTGTAATTTTTTGCAATATCTAAAGATGACCATTCTCCATCACCGTAATAACACGTTCCTTCGTTGTGCATATCGTAATTTGTATTTTTCAAATAGCTTTCTCCGTTACGCCACTTCATCCTTTGTCCGTGCATCTGCCTGCAGAAATCTTTTGCTTCTTCTTCGGTCTTGCAATTCACCGCAATCTTATTGTCTTTATTTTTAAATTCATCCCAGTTAAATTTTTTCATCATCCTACCTCACTATCTTTCGCACAATCCAATCCAAAAACACCACAAATAACAGTATCGGGAATCCCGCAGCCATCAGGTAATCCGCACCTTCTAGTTTTACATCCTCTTCCAATCCTGTCTTTAAAGTAATCACAGTTCCCAGCCCCAGGATGTAGTACAGGGCCAGAAATGCGATTGTGATTAAAATGTCCATGTTATTCCTCCCACCTATTATTCCATCCTTGCCTTGCTGCATCCTGTGCAATCATCTTGTCATCCCGACACGCCTTAATTGCCACATAAGGCCCAGATGCTCCGCAAGCACCGCACACTACCCTATATCCTTTGCTTCCCATTCTCCGGATTCCGACTCTTCTGTCACGGCATCCGCAAAATGGACACGCTTTAATTTTCATCGACTTCCTCCTTGTATGGTTTTGGAAGTGGCTGCCATGCAAATATTACTCCGTCATAAATCCCATGTTCGTCATACCAAAGACAGTACTCGTCTTCCTTTTTAAACCTCATTCTCTTTACCGGATATTCTTCATCGTCACACGTTACAAGATATATACCTTCTTTCTTAGGCATATTTTGTTCTGTGTAAGGAATCCAGCAATTCTCTTTCTTCCCATCTTCATATCCTTGCATATAAAATTTTCTTCGACTGCAATCTCCGCAATTTGGAACATCGTCCATGTGGGAACGGATGATTTCCTCGATCTTTTTAGTTCCGATCGCTTTAAAGTATTTATGCGGTAATCCCACAGTAGACACTTTA